GTCGTGCTGGAGCGGCCGACGCGCGCGAAAGATGGCGGGGGCGGCGCGGTGGAGACCTGGGAATCGGTGGCAGAGGTCTGGGCCATGATCGAGGCCCAGTCCGGCAAGGAGACGGTCGAGGCCGACCGCCTCACCGCCAGCCGCAAAGTCGATGTCACCATCCGCCATCGCGAAGACGTCGCGGCGAACATGCGCTTTCGCTTCGGCGATCGCGTGCTCGACATTCGCGCGGTGCTCGATGAGGACGGCCGCCGCTGCTTCCTGAAATGCCATTGTGAGGAGCGCGACCTGTGAAGGTTTCGGTGACGTCGCGGCGCGGCGGGCTGCGCGGCCTCTCTGGCGCCCTGGACAAGACCGAAGCCATCGACGACGCGTTGCGCGCCAGCGCGGAAGACGTGGCGGCGGAGGCCCGGGAGGGGCTTGAGCGCGACGGCGGTCCGGGCACGCGGGCGCTCGCAAATTCGCTTGCGGTTCGGCGGGGGCCACGCGCTCTCAGCTACCGAGTGGTGTCTCTGGCTCCCCGCGCCTGGTTCCGCGAATTCGGTTCGCTGTCGCGTGCTCAGCAGCCGTGGCTGCGCCCGGCCCTTGACCGCGCCAGGTCAGGCATCGTCCGGCGTGTCGGGCAGGCGCTCCGGCGCCTCACCACCCGCCGCTGAGGTCAGGAGAAACCCATGAGCAGCTGGGCCTTGCAGCGCGAGGTGTATGCCACGCTCGCGAACGATACCGCTGTTGCCGCGCTTCTTGGCGGCGCACGCATCTTCGATGATGTCCCGCAGGACACGCCGTTTCCGTTCATCACGCTCGGGACTGCGTCCGTCAGCGACTGGAGCACGGGCACAGAGCCGGGGCTGGAGCACCGCCTCGATGTGCATGTCTGGTCGCGCTACGCTGGCAAGCGCCAGGCCTATGAGGTTATCGACGCGGTCCGCGCGGTCCTGCATGACGCGGCGCTCAGCTTGAACGGCGCGCAGCTGGTCAACCTGCGCTGCCAATCCTTCGAGGTGCGCCGCGACGACGACGGCGAGACCTATCACGGGGTGGCGCGCTTCCGCGCCGTCACCGAACCCGCTTGATCCAGCAAAGGAGACACCCATGAGCGCCCAGAAGGGCAAGGATCTGCTTTTGAAGGTCGACAGCGACGGCGGTGGGAATTTTATCACCGTCGCGGGCTTGCGCGCACGCACGCTCGCCTTCAACGCCGCGACTGTCGACATCACCAACACCGAATCTGCGGGTGAGTGGCGCGAACTACTCGCAGGGGCAGGCATCAAGACCGCGCGCATCTCGGGCAACGGCGTATTCAAGGACGCGCAGTCCGACGAGACGGTACGTGGCTACTTTTTCGACGGCGTGCAGCGGGACTGGCAGGTGATCGTGCCGGATTTCGGCACGGTCGAGGGGCCGTTTCAGGTCACCACGCTGGAATATGCCGGCCAGCACGACGGAGAGATGACATTCGATCTGACCTTGGAATCGGCCGGGCAGCTTAGCTTCACGGGCGCCTAAGTCATGGTCAATCCACATCGCGGCGAAATCGAAGCGGTGCTCGGCGGCGTGCCATACACACTTTGCCTGACGCTGGGCGCGCTCGCGGAACTGGAGCATGCTTTCGGAGAGAGCGACATGCTGGCATTGGCCGAGCGCTTTCAGACGGGCCGGATCAGTGCGAGCGATGCGCTCAGGATCATCTGCGCTGGCTTGCGCGGCGCGGGCCATGAGGTGAGCGAGGACGAGGTGGCGAGGCTGTCCGTGCCAGGCGGTGCTGCCGGCTTCGTCGATATCGTCGCCCGGCTGTTGAACGCGACCTTCGGCGCATCTTCGGGCGCAGATGAGCGATAAGCCGCGCCCGTTCCCGTGGGCCGAGGCGATGGCGATCGGGCTGGGCGTTTTGCGCCTGCCGCCACGCGACTTCTGGGCGATGACTCCGGTGGAATTTGGCCGTGCGGTCTCCGGGCTGATGGGCGGCGCAGATGGCGCACCCATGAGCCGCTCCAGCCTCGACATGTTGATGGCGCGCTTCCCCGACGGAGAATCACATGACTGAAACTGTTGCCGATCTTGCGATCGAGGTGTCGGCGCGCACGGATGACGCGCGCGCACGGCTGAAGGAGCTGGAAAATCTTGGCGAGAGCTTCGCCGGGCGGATGAGCCGCTCGCTCGAAGCTGTTGCGCTGGATGGCGAAGGGTTGCGCGGCGTTCTGCAAAATCTTGCGCTGGACCTGTCCCGGCTTGCGCTGCGCTCCGCGTTCGCGCCGATTGAAAGCGCCGTAGGCGGTCTGTTCGGCGGGCTTTCGGGTGGCGTGCTTCCGTTTGCCAAGGGCGGCGTGTTGCAACAGGCGATGCCTGTACCGTTTGCTGATGGCGGCGTCGTGAGCGCGCCGGTCGCGTTTCCCTTGCGCAGCGGACGGACAGGACTTGCCGGTGAGGCGGGGCCGGAAGCGATTTTGCCGCTGGCGCGGGGGCGTGATGGCCGTCTGGGCGTTCGTGCGGGTGGCGGAACGGGGGCGCTCAGCGTGACTGTCAACATCTCGACGCCCGATATCGAGGGCTTCCGGCGCAATCGCGGCGAGATCGGCGCGCAGATCGCGCGCGCGGCCTCGCGCGGCCAGCGGAACTTGTGATGGGGTATAGGTTGTGCGCTCATCCGCCCGAAGGGCGGCAAGCCCGACCGGGCGCCGCGCTTGGCGCGAAACCAAAGCGCGGATGCGCTTTGGAAAGGAATATCTGATGGCATTCCACGAGGTGAGATTCCCCGCCGGCATCTCGCGCGGAGCCTCGGGCGGGCCGGAGCGGCGCACCGAGATCGTCACGCTCGGCTCCGGCTTTGAGGAGCGCAACCAGCGCTGGGCCGACAGCCGGCGTCGCTATGACGCGGGCTACGGCGTGCGCGGCACGGATGATCTCTACGCGGTGATCGCGTTTTTCGAGGAGCGGCGCGGCCAGCTGCATGGCTTTCGCTGGAAGGACTGGAGCGACTACAAGTCCTGCGCGCCACTGGAGCAGATTTCGGCCACCGACCAGGTGATCGGCGCGGGCGACGACACGGAAACCGATTTTCAGCTGGTCAAGGTTTATGGCGCGGATTTCGCGCCGTGGACGCGCACCATCGCCAAGCCGGTGGCGGGTTCGATCAAGGTCGCGCTTGACGGGACGGAGCAGGTCGAGGGCAGTGATTACACGCTCGACGCGACGACCGGCATCGTGAGCTTCACCAGTGCGCCGAGCAATGGCGCGGAGATCACCGCCGGGTTCTGGTTCGACGTGCCCGCGCGTTTCGACACCGACCGGCTGGCGGTGAACCTCGAGATGTTCAGCCATGGCGACATCCCCAACATCCCGATTGTGGAGCTGCGGATATGAATATGACGCGAGAGGAGGCGGAGCGGCTGCACAGCGAGCTAAATCGCCAATATCACCGCCTGCAGAATCAGCAAGAAGTCGCTGCCGGCGTTATCGGGCGGCTGCAGGAGATGAACGAAGAATTGGCGGGGCGGGCCGAAGGAGACGCGCGCGTGGCCGCGCAGATCGAGGACAACTTGCGCAGTATCGACAAGCTGAGGCGAGATATTGAGCGGCGCGAACGCGAAATGGAGGCCATTCGCGACGAGGCGAGGGAAATGGAGTTGTGGGAATGGCCGGATTTCGGGGTTTTGTTCACACCGCTGGTCTGGGTTTGGCCGTGAACGACGACGAAGTGGCGGTCGACATCAGCCACCAGGTGGTCACGGCCGCGCGCGGCTGGATCGGCACGCCGTATCACCACCAGGCGGCGGTGAAGGGCGCGGGGTGCGACTGCCTCGGGCTGATCCGCGGGGTCTACACGGAAGTGATGGGGGCTGAGCCGGAGACGCCGCCGGCCTATTCGCGCGACTGGGGCGAGATGCGCGGGGAGGAGACGCTGCTCGCGGCCGCGGGCCGGCATCTGCGCGGGGTTTCGCGCTGGGAAAGTTCCGAGCCGGGCGATGTTCTGATTTTCCGAATGTATCCGGCCGCGATCGCCAAGCACGCCGGGATTGTAAGTGAAACGGCAGCCGGCGCGCCGCTGCGCATGATCCATGCGCAGGAAAGCGTCGGCGTCGCCGAAATCAACCTTTCGCACTGGTGGCGGCGCAAGATTGTTGCTGTTTTTGAGTTTCCGGCCCACATCCGTGGGCCGGTTACCGGCTAAGCCGGGCGCGCGGTCGCGCTTTCAGCCGCGCCTTCGGCGCGTCTGGGGAGGCGTCCACGCCCGCGTGTGCCACCCCAGCGCGGCTTGCCGCGCTGTAAGGCCGACCGGCCGCCGCGCGTTGCGCGAAACCAGCGGACGGATGTCCGCTGGTCACTTGCAAACAAGGAGACCACACATGCCTGATATTGCAGACGACGTTCTCGACGACCTCGTTGACTGGCTGATCGGCAAGGCCGACCCGCCATCTACCGGCACCCGCTATGTCGCGCTGTTCAATGGTGACCCGCAAGGGGCTGGCTCGGAAGTGACGACCACGATCCGCCCGTCTGGCCGCGTGGCGATCACGTCTGACATGGAAGCATCCGGCACGACCAACACCGGCGAAAGCTCATCGACCGCGGATATCGACTTCGGCAACGCCGACGCGGGCGCGACCGTCTCGCATATCGCGATCTATGACGCGGCGACCAGCGGCAACCTGCTGGCATCGGACTCGCTCACCGGCGGCTCGCAGACCGTGACAGCGGGCAACCCGGTGAAAATCCCGTCGGGCGATTTGACGGTGAGTATTGGGTAGTTTTTTGCTGGTCCGGCGGACCTCCGTCCGCCGGTTGCGCGCTAAGCGCGGCGCGCGGTCGCGCTTACAGCCGCGCCTTCGGCGCGTCTGGGGTGGCAAACGCTGGCGTGGACACCGCCCCAGCGCGCTCTTGCGCGCTGAGCCCGCGACTGCGGGCCGGGCCTCAGGCCCGTAACCGGGCCACGGATGTGGCCCGGACAGCAAAAACCGGACAGATGTGGCCCGGACAGCTAATAAAGAGACCTCATGACCACCCTCAACCTTGAGGCCGCGACCAACGCCGACTGGCGCCAGCCGTTCAAGGCGGTTGATGCGAGCGGCAGCGCCCTGAGCCTGACCGGCGCGGTGATCCGCATGGATGTGCGCGACCGGGCGGGCGCGAGCGCGCTGGCGCTTTCGCTCGGCTCGGGGCTGACCGTCACCGACGCGGCGGCCGGCGAGTTCGAGCTGGAGATCGACCGCGACGAGATGGGCGCGCTTGCGCCGGCGCTGTATCGCTTTGATCTGCTGATCGAGATCGACGGGCTGGCGCTGACGGCGGCGCGCGGCACGGTGAACATTCGCGACGGGGTGACGGCGTGGCCCGCGTGAACGTGACCTGGGGCGAGCCGCGGCGCATGGTGACCTATCCGGCCGCGCCGGAGGAGTTGTCGAAGCTGATCGGCGCGGCGCTGGCGGGGGCAAGCGATTTGGCCGGCGATGCGCGCCAGGATCAGCTGCTGGCAGCTCTCCTGGACGGCACGGGCGATTTTGCCGGCGGGCCGCTGGTCACGGAAATTTTCAACTTGAGCGCCGCGCTTGCTGTTGCTGCGGACATCGCCCCCGATCTGCAGCAAGAGCACCTTGTCGGTTCGGCGTTTGAGGCGGACGCAGGGGCGGGCGTGGGCCTTGTGCAGGATCAGCTCTTTGCCTCTGCGTTCAGCGCCTCAGGCGCGCTAGCTGGCGAGATCGAGGAAACCCATGCGCTGGTTGCCGCCCTTGGTGTCACCAGCGATCTGGCGGGCAATCTCGGCGTCACCTTCGATCTGGGGGCGGCTATCAGCGCAACCGGCGATCTGGCCGGCGATGCACAGCAAGACCACGCTCTCAATCTCGACGTGTTCGCCGCCAGCGATGTGACCAGCGTGATCGAAGCATCGGTGAACCTTGCGGCGTCGATGAGCGCCACCAGCGATCTGGTTGGCGAGATCGAATCCACGCCGGCGGGCAACCTGGCGCAGGCCGCTGTTGTCACCTTCACCGGATCAGGCGCGTCGCAATCGGTCACGGGCGTGGGCTTCCAGCCCGACATGATCATCTTTTTCGCGACCAGCACAACCACGCCGCGCCGGTCTTTTATCGCAGACCGCGTGTCGCTCGGCACGGGCAAGGTGTGGGATGCGACCGAGAGCGATAACCTTTGGCTTTACTTCACCGTTAGCGACAGCAATAGCGTCACCGCCTTTGGTGCGGACGGGTTCACGGTGGGCAGCTCCAACCGGGTCAATCCGAATGGCGTGGGCATGGCCGCGCTGTGCCTGAAAAACGGCGACCAGTTCGAGGTCATCGACAAGTCCAACACCGGCGCGAGCCAGACGGTTGCGCACAATCTGGGCAGCGCGCCGACCTGGGCGTTCTGCAAGCAGGACAACGACCCGGCGGGTGAGTGGGTGTCGGATTGGACGCTGGGCAGCGAGGCGGCGGATAACTTTGGCGAGGCCAAGTCCGCGATCTCAAACGCGCTGACGGCTGCGAGCGCCAGTGACGTGACGATCGGCACACAAAGCGAGTGGAACCCGTCATCGGGCAGCGCGCCGCTTTATCTGTTCGGCGATACGGCAGCCGGCGGCAGCTTCGCCTCGGGCGCCTATTCCGGCTCGGGCGCGAACGGCAACGCGATCACGGGGCTGGGCTTCACGCCGAGTGTCATCCTGGTGCGCGCGATAGACGGGGCCGGGGTGTTCGTGCTCTCGGATGTCATGACTCCGGACACCGCGGTGCGGCTGGATACAGTTGCGGTGGACGCGACGTTCTCAATGGATGCGGACGGGTTCACGGTCAATAGCGGCCAGGTGAACCGTTCCGGCGATGATTATCGGTATTGGGCATGGGCTTGATAGGAGGATAGGCATGGACGAGAAGCCAAAACCGGAGAAGCCAGGCGAAGGGCTCGGTGGACAGAAGCCCGGCGAGGGGATCGGCACCTGATGCGGCGTGTCTGGGGCAGTGCCCACGCCTGCGTTTGCCACCCCAGCGCGGCCATGGCCGCGCTGTAAGGCCGCAAACACGGCCGACAGAGGTCGGCCGTCCCGGAAGGCTTTGCCGCCGCGCGTTGCGCGAAACCGAAGCGCGGATGCGCTTCGGACAGCAAAAAAGAGACCCTAAAATGAAAACCCTCGCGGCCGGCCTCCAGGCCCATCTCGACACCGGCGCGACGACGCTGTGCTGGTGCTGGCGCCTGACGCGCAGCGATGGCGTGAAGCTGGGCTTCACCGACCATGACCGCGATCTCGTCTTCGATGGCACCACCTTCGAGGCGGACAGCGGCTTCACGGCAAGCGAAATCGCCTCCTCGGTGGGTCTGAGTGTGGACAATATGGAAGCCGAGGGCGCGCTGCAATCGAGCCATCTGAGCGAGGTCGATCTGGCTAAAGGGCTTTATGACAACGCGGTCGTGGAGGTGTGGCGGGTCAACTGGGCCGATGTGGCCGAGCGCGTGCTGATGCGCCAGGGCAATCTGGGTGAGGTGGCGCTGAATGACGGCGCGTTCCTCGCTGAGGTGCGCGGGCTGGCCCATGCGCTGGGGCAGGATCAGGGCCGGGTCTATCAGGGCCAGTGCGACGCCGATCTGGGCGATGCGCGCTGCGGCGTCGATCTCGATAATGCGTCCTATAAGGGATCGGGCACGGTGGCGAGCACGATCACCGGCGCGAGCTTCACCGCGACGGGCCTGGGCGGCTTCGATGCCGGGTGGTTCACGCGCGGGTTCCTCGAGTGGGATACCGGCAACAATGCGGGCCAGAAGATGGAGGTGAAGCTGCACATCAAGTCTGGATCCACGGTCACGCTGGCGCTATGGCAGACGCCCGCGGCGGGGATCGCTGGCGGGGACACCTTCACCATCCGCGCGGGGTGTGACAAGCAGTTCACAACCTGCAAGGACAAGTTCTCGAATGTGGCGAACTTCCGCGGCTTCCCGCACATTCCGGGCAACGATTTCGTGATCGAGAACGCGAAGGCGGGCGATCCTGAGAATGATGGGGAGAGCAAATTTTAGCTGTCCGAGCCACATCCGTGGCTCGGTTGCGGCCCAACGGGCCGGCCGCCAGTCGGCGGCTCAGCGCGCAAGGGCGCGCTGGGGAGGTCCCAGCTTAGCGGCGTGCGACCCAGCGCGTCCAAAGGGCGTGCTGTAAGCGCGACCGCGCGCCGCGCGTTGCGCGAACCCGGCCCACGGATGTGGGCCGGACAGAAGAAAGAGCTTCACGAATGGCCACACTCGTCTTAGGCGCGGCTGGCGCGGCGGCAGGCTCCGCCCTGCTGCCGGGCGGCATCGGCATCCTTGGCGCGACACTGGGCGGCGCGGTCATCGGGCGCGCGGTCGGCACGGTTGCCGGCGCGTTCATCGATGCCG